GGATTTTTAACCAAGATGTGAGGGAAAAGAAAAGAACCGGAAATGGAATTCACGGTAGAGCTGCTAGACTAAGGAAACATGAGTCCGTCAAAATGCCCTCTGAGCAAGAACCAGATAAATTTCAAAGACGACTCATATTGGGTGCTGGCCCATGTTTTGTAACATCATTGAAGGGAATGATCTTAATGGAATGGATGGACAAAATCGAGAATGGCGAATGGATCTCAATTGAACAACTCAAAGATTTACCTTTTGACGATGGTCAAAAAATTTATGCTCGTATAAGAACTCTCCACACAACCGCAGAAATGTACAAAGGCTTTGGGTGTTCTTCTGCCCAAATTTCAGAACTATCTTGGCATTTTCAAGTAGCCAGATCCGGTAAGACAATAGTAGTCGGAGAACCCGCACTAGAGATTCTACGCGGTTTCACTGAGCACAGGCAAAACCAAGCAGAACAAAAAAGAATAAAGAACGATTCTCCAAGATCATCCAAAAAGGACTCCGATAAACCAAAGAGAAAATATAAATCAAGAGAGGCAAAAACAAATGGTGAATCTCAAGAATCAAAAAATGAATTAGCCATCTCTCAAATTTATCAAGAAGAAATACCATCTAATCAAATTACGCTTGTAGAAGTAAAAGATCCCGAGATCGAACTTCTCAGGATGGCAGTCAAAAATACATATTCTTCCGAACAAGTAATAGCCTTATTGACTAGGATATCATTGTTTGTCGAAGGACAAGAAAATAAATTTGAAGTCAACTTAATCCTTCAAGAAAAAACAATTTGATGGTCTAAAATTTTATTGGCCTTTGGGATTTTATTCTATAATTTAGCAAAATGCCGCTGCCACAATCCCAGCCATACAATGAATATTTTCTATTCTTCCAAGGTAATCTGGTTTCCCTTTCACCTTTTTCCGTTAAATAAATGAGGTCATATTTTTCTGCTGCCTTTTCGTAATCTGGTATTTTCCATATCGTAAACCATTCTTCTATGTCTTTATTTACGCCAACTTCAAGTATGAATTCCATTAGATCCTTCTGCGAATCTATTATGTACACCCTCATATTATTAGGGAGGGTCAATAATACCCCGCAATTATAATCACCAAAACTTTCCTCTGTACACCATCTTTCCCAATCACTTTTATATCTACGTTGCGGTGTATATGGCGATATCCAAAGACCTCCCTTTGGTTTCAAGAAATACGGTATATTTTCAATCGGGTTAAATAATGATTTCATCAATTGTTTCTTACCTAAACTGATCCATTGTTTCGGTCTGTCAATGTCACTCATAAGACAAACTTGCTCTCTAACTGTTCAATATTCGGATCATTTGTCATTTGAGCTTCGATCCAATTTTTAAACGACTCATATTCTTTACGACGAATTTTAGTTGTCCTATGTAATTTAACTGCTCTTTTTCTTTCCGTTTCCATTTCAAATTGTCTTAATTTATCAATTCTAATTTGGATTTCTTGAAGTATAATATTTATTGATACTTCCATTTGCAAAATCCTCCAATTCTCAAAGGTTAGCGTCTGGGGATTAGCCATTTCCCTGACGCTAACCTTCTCTCTATTTATCTATTAGTCATATCCTCATATGCTTCTAAAGTCCCACACACCGAACATATATAAATCTTGTTATCTCTCCTACTTAATGAACCATATTTCTTAATGAATTTTATACCACATTTAGGACATATAACTCCTTCTGCCAACCTGAATTCTAACACTGGTGTCGATATAATTTTTCCAGTAGCAATGCTCCACGATGCTTTAATATCAGTATATTCTTGGAATAAATTACTAGCAATATATTCCGTTTCCCCTCGTCCCATCATTTCCCTATCCTTGATAATTGATCTCGTTATTTTTAACACTTCGTAGAAATTCTGCAGCGTTGTATCTTTCCATACCTTCGAATTTGAGCCTTTCATTTCGATCTTCATGTCTTTCATTTTGCAAATCTCTCCTTTATTATGCTTGTACTATTATACCATTTTTAGAAAGACCTGTTGGGATATTTTCTCAACAGGTCTTTTGTGAATTAAAAATTTTCTTCAAATGTGTGTTCCTTACCACAGATCGGACATTCATTTGTCCCGCCTAGATGATCTATGCAATACACTTCTTCGCAACTATCACAAGTTGAATAATCAAGGGTTTCTTTCCCACATATCTCACAAGTATGCAACACTTTTATCTTCCTCCCTGTTCAGTTCCATCTTGTCCAGGAGTTTGGTCATTAATCTCACTTTGTTCACCTTGATCAATATTGTCTTCCTGTTCTACTTGATCATTATTTCTAATATCAACGGTATTACCTTGATCGCCATTGTCTATATAATCTATTGTCCCGTCCTCACGGATTAATCCAGTATCCTTTTCATATGCTGCCTGTAAATCTATAGACATTATTCCCCACTTACTAATTATCTGTCTAAGCATAGTCTTGAAAGCCATTGCATCAAAATCCTTTGACCAAAATGTATAGCTATATCCTTTTTTTACATCCGAACGATATCCCGCTGAATACTGTAATGCATGGGCTTCCATTTTTTTCTTTGACCAATAAAGAACTTTTCTAAATCCATTCATATATTCAAACATCGCATAATATCCAATAGTTTTAGCATTTTCCCTAGCCTCTTCGTCATCAATCAAAAGACATTCTATCTCTTCATTTAATGGATCAAAACGGATAAGTTCTCCTTCTTTAATTGCAATAACATTAATTTTCTTATAATATCCCGACCTCATTGCAAGCTGCAAATATCCACGATATCCCAAAACAAAAACTGCTACTTTCCTTCCGAGTTTATTATCATCAAAAGGAACCATATAATATAGCCCAAGTTGAGGCGATGGGGATAATTTCAACGTCTCTCCTAAAAGAGCTGCACTTAAAATACTACTATGATCACAATCACCAAGAGCTGGGTTTGTAGATACTGCTGATAAGATCGCGGTCATGAACCTTTGCCCGTCTTTTCCGCCAATGATCTGATTTATCTTAGCCTTAACTCCATCCTGCGTCATGAAATTACTGAATGTAGCTTTAGGTTCTTTCTTTGGTAAATCTACTCCATTCGCCTTACAAGCTAGTTTGTCTTTTAAATTTGCCATTATCATATCCTCCAAATATTTTATTTTGCTTTGTTTTCAGTAACCGTAAACCTTCTAGATTTACTCTCATTAGAAAATTCACTATACAAGGCCGGATAACTACCTTTGAATACGGTCGCATCAAATCTTTTGCTAGTCACAGATTTCCATCCAACCTTAAAATTTTTGGTATATCCTGTTTCATTTTCACCCATTAATTCCTTGATCTTATTAGCCATCTCATCTTTCTTAATACCTATTTCCTTCTCCATCTCTTGAAGCTGTCTAAACTTTGTCACCATTTCTTCGGTATCAATAGGCAAATCTATCGATGAATTATTTGAATTTGGATACATAACTTTAAGAAGTTCCGTAGCCGATGCCGATCCGTCCATTGGCGGGGGAGTACCTTGAGTTACTAACTGCCAAAAATCGCTCTCAATCTTATATAGATAATCAATGATTTCATCGTCTCGCTCAATGTCGCGAATTTCAAATTTGTTCCCTCCAATCAATACTGCAATTCTAGCGAACTGCAATCCCGTCACAGCTAGATAATGGTGAACTTGAATCGCATATTCCTCTGGTATCTGACCATCATCCCATTCCCCTTTTTTATATTCCCCCGCCGTCTTACACTCAAGGATTCCTTTGCCACGATCTTTGTCATGAATCATCCGGTCAATGTTTGCAAGCATGAATTTGTGCTTTGGGTGCTGTAATATTGCATTTCTCTTCTGAACCTTAAGGCCAGATCTCTTGGCATATTCTCGGGCCACGACATCTTCTAGTGTTGTCCCCCAATACGCTGCTTCCCCAGCTTCCCGCGAATCAATCTGTCCTGTCTTTTCCATCCATACTTCAATTGGGCTTTTCCATCGATTCATTCCCGCGATCGCCGATACGTCAGATCCGCCAATCCCAAGTCGACGAAACTCATGCCACTGTTCGATCGTTATCTTAGTAGTCGATGCTAATGTCAATGCACTCATATTTCATCTCCTAATTTGCTTTTCTTTTTAATATCCCTTTTCCAAGAGGTATTCTCTTCAATGCTTTAATACCCATAGCTTCCTTCAAATATGATATTAGAACACCATTTGGTAAAACCTCAGTTAAAACAAAGAACTCTTCTATTGTTAATCTTGTAGGTTTATCCATCTTTCTCCTAAATGTACTTG